TGTTTCATGTCCTTGTCAGGGGACACAATTACACATTCATCATTTGATGTTGCATGAATACCCATGGCATCATCTGCCTCTAGTTGTGGCATCCTAATAACACGATACTCATCATGTAATTTGTGGATTACTCGTCTGTATCCACAAGGTTTCTTTCGATTGCGGTGACCTTTGTAAGATTTTTCAACTGACTTGCGAAAATTAACAGCATCACTAAAGAACAGAATAACATCTGTATCGAAGAAAGCTGATTTAATTTTATTGAGTTCTCTAGTAACATTAGCATATGCTTCACTAAATCTACTGCCGACCATGATTACATCATCACCCCAATCAATGTCATACTCAGCTGATGCACATGCTTTGTAGACAATGTAATCAGCATCGATCAGTAGAGTAGTCATTTACCTTGACCCCTACTCAACTTGCGATCACCTTTAGGTCTTGATAGTTTACCTTGACCTTGGGTTGTTTTCTTCTTAGTAGATTTAATCTCCTGTCCGTTTTTCTTCGAGTAAAGCATTAGTGGGTTTCGCTCCAGTTGGTTCCGGTGGTTGCTTCGGCGTCGATACGACACCTGATGTTGTAGTATTCACCAGCTTCTGTACTGCTAAGTACCAAGGATGAACATAAGTCTGTGGCGTGCTCGGGAGAACACTCGAATTGTAATTCGTCATGAACAAATGCTAGTTGTGAACAGCATAGTTTTAGTTGTTTGATGTTGTGTTGATTGATAAGCATCCAACGCTTAGCCAGGATTGCAGAGTTACCTTGCAAACAGTAGTTCAACGCTTTATGCGGGCTATCCACGATAATTTTTCTGTCATCGATAGCTTTGATGTATCCACGTTCTGAAGCTTTTTTAATTGCATCCAGGAGATCACCGAGTCCTTCAATCGCATCAACATATGCTTCTCTGATCTCTTGTCCTTTTTTCTTCGCTGCCGAGGATGAAAGAAGTTTGTCATAGCTGTGTCCAATTTTTTCATTGCCTGCCCCATATAGCATGGCGTAGGTTACCGTCTTCACTTGTCGGCGGCTGATACCAATCTTGTCAGCATTGACCTGATGTATATCACCGTTAAGTAGAATGTCAGCATAGCGTCCGTCATCATACCTAGCGAGGAAATGCGAAAGCATTCTTAGTTCGATTCCTGACAAATCTGCCCCCACCATTACTAAACCAGGGCTAGCAGTAAATAGCTGCCTAAATCTAGGATCACTTGGAACTTGAGCCAAGTTGGGGTTACGATGAGCCTGCCTAAATGTTGCAGTAGCAACTGAACAATGGTGATGTATCCGACTAGCAGTCGTAGATAGCTTCAGCCATGCGTTCGCGCCTTCGGAGATCATCCCAAGCATTTTCGTTACCGTCAAACATCTCGCAAACTGCATAGCAATCGGAGATCCAATCTCGGTCAGAATAACTTCGTCGATAACTGGTTTCCCAGTAGTTGTCTTCTGGGTTGGATTCCAACCACAGAACGTTTGCAATA